TTTGGGCACGTATTTGGTTAGGTGTGGCTATTTCTGCTTTGGCGTTCTATACCTATGCGATTATTTATATCTTTAATCATGATATGGATGAAATCTTTGCGCCTTTCATCATGTTGTTAATTTATGCACCGTTGATCCCTATGTTTTTGATAGCAGTTGGTGGAATGTCTTTATTAGCTTGTGTAGAATTTGCTTATCGTAATTTGCAACGATATAAATAAATGAAAAGAGTCCGTAAGGGCTTTTTTATTTGCTCTTAGGAGTTAGGAAGGAGAACAAGATGGCAAGTGGTACGCCATTAGGTCAGATGTATATTGAGCTAGGGCTGGACGTGTCAAAGTTCAACCCCACTCTAAATGGTGCAAAAAATGCTGTAAAGTATTTTCAAAATAATGTCCGTTCTTTGGATAGTACTTTGAAAGGAAATGAAAAAAATGCTAGCTTACTTCAAGCGAAGTACAAGACTTTAGGACAAGCTATTGATTCACAACGTAAAGTTTTGGATGAGATGAAGAAAAGTTTTGATAAGCTAGACCCTGGAACAGCTAACTTTGATAAAGCTGCAGCTGATATTCAGCGTGAGAATGCTAAGTTGGCAGCGATGGAAAACCAGCTACGTGGAGTTGAAAAAGCTTTGAAAGATGTTGGTCGCGAAAATAGCTGGGCTGGTATAATTTCGAATCAGTTATCCAAACAAGGGGAAAAGTTTGAGTGGCTAGGTGGGAAATTGCGTGGTATGGGAGACGCTATGCGTCCAGTATCGACTTTGGTTGCTACAGGATTTACACTAGCAACTCGAAAAGCAATTGAGTTTGAGGACCAGATGAACACAACCAAATCACTCCTTGCAGACACTGTACCTACTGTTGAAGAACTGAATACAACAACAAAAAGATTAGGTGAGAGTTCCAAAGGATGGGCGAAACAATATGGGATTTCTACGGCATCTATTAACGAAGGATTGCAAGAAATCATCAAGAAAGGTTTTGATGCTAATCAAACTATTGATGCTATGCCAAGCATCCTAGATGCTGCTAAAGCATCTGGCGATGATTTTAACGTGGTTATGAACGCATCTACAAACATCTTACGCCAGTTTGGACTAGAAGCAAAAGATACTGGTAGGGTAACTGACAGTCTAACTTATGTAGCTAACAAAACATCAGCTGGATTCTCAGATATGGGACTTGCTATGGAATATATCGGACCTGTAGCTCATTCGCTAGGTATGTCAATTGAGGAGACTTCAGCTGCTATTGGTCTACTTTCTGATAATGGTATAGCTGGTGAGAAAGCTGGTACGGCATTACGTGGTGCTTTATCAAAATTATTGAAACCTTCTCAATCTAATGCGAATGCAATGCGTGAATTAGGGTTTAGCGTTGAAGAATTCCAGTCTGGTGCATTGAAGTTGCCAGATATTATCGATCGAATCAAGAAATCTACTGAAGGCTGGACGGATGCAGAAAAATCCTCTGCAATTGCCCGTGCATTTGGTATTGAGGCTCAAACAGGTATGAATGCCTTGATTAATCAAGGAGGGGATGCACTTCGGAATCTAACAAAACAAACTGAAAATGCTCGTGGATATACTCATAAACTTGCTAGAGAGTTGATGAACTCTTCAAAAAATGGAGTTGAACGTTTTAAAGCTAATCTTGAAGTATTGCAGATAAATATTGGTCAAAAGTTGTTGCCAACTTTAAGTCCTCTAATTGAGAAGGTTAATCATATCATAGAGAGTTTTTCAAAGGCTTCCCCAGAAGTACAAAATTTTTGGATAAAAGTTGGTCTAGGTGCAGCAGTCGCCTATCCTGCTTTGAATATGCTGGGTAATTTCTCAACAACTCTCGGAGGAGTATTTAAAATCGCTGGGAAGGGAGTTGAGCTACTTAACACAGCAAGAAACATATCAGCAGTAGGGGCAACCGCTGCTGAAGCTGGTGCAAGTGTAGGATTGTTGTCAAAAGCAGGAACATTGCTTGGGCTTGCTTTTACACCAACAGGAGCTGTAGTTCTCGGGACACTTGCAGTTGGGGGTGCGATTGCTTACTTTGCTCACAAAGCATATGAAGCCAGACAACGTGCTCAAGAATGGGGTGCAAGCGTTAGCGTGGATCAAGCAAATCAACTTCAAGATTTCAAAGATAAAGTAGATGAAGCAAACCATGCAATGACAGATTTTGGATCAGGTGCTGCTAATGTTGATAAGGTAACTGAATCTGTCAAAAAGCTAGCTACTGAGATTCAAAAGTTAGCTGATGAAAACCTAGCTAAAGACATCGATTTAGCACAAAAGTTAGGACTTAGTGATGAAGCAATTCAAGCTTTAACTGAGCATTCTAATCAAGTTAAAGATAATGTGCAACAAATGTCGGACGAGGTTATCAAAATTTATCAAAACGCTGCAAACAATCATCGAAAACTTTCTGAAGAGGAAAAAGCAATTGTTTTAGCAAACCAGAATGAACTCATCAATACTCAGTTAGAGTTGATGGAATATTCTGGTGAAGAACGTATCAACATGATCAAAGCTTTCAATGGTCAAGCTGATGAATTAAATACAGAACAGCTTAAAAAAGCCACTGAGTTAACTGAGAAATGGGCCAAAGACGAACAAGCTTCATACAAAGAACGCTTGGAAGGATACAAAAAACTTATGGCTCAAATCAATGGCGAGGATGAAAAATCTGTTAAAGCTCGTGCTGAGATTAAGGCCCAAATAGAGCAATTGGAAGCAGAACATACTGCTAAGATGGAAGCATATAGTCAGAAGTGGAACGATTTACAAGGTAGACTTTTGAAAACCTTGCAAGTTAGTCCAGAAGCATTAACAGGCATCATGAATCAACTTAAATCACGAGCTGAGGAAATGGGATTGACTTACGATGAAATGGCCATCAAGTTCCAAAACACCTTCTCAAAAGTGCAAGAAGGTAATAGTATGTGGGCACAAACTGCTAAAGATGCAACCGAATCAATGAAGCTTGCAAATACTCAATGGAATGCAATGGTTTGGGATGAAAAGACTGGTCAATTAAAGACAAATGCAGTCGAAGAAGTTCAGAAGGCGCTTGAAGCAGAAGGCGGATGGGATGCCATGCAGTTTATTCTTAAAGAAGCAAACCTTGAAACAAATGCACGCTTAACGATTGGTGAAGCTTTAGTTGCAAACGGCCAGTGGGAGCAGTTATCTCCAGAAGAAAAAGAACTAATTGTGAATGGCAAACCAGCGGTACAAGCTATCTTGGATAGCAAAGAACTGATGTTACAATGGAACGATTTGCCTCCTGAGGTAAAAGAAATTCTTGGTAAGAATGAAAGCTTTTTAAGCAGTGCAGAAGGTGCTAAGCAAGCATTGACTCAGTGGAACTTAATGACACCGAGCGAAAAAGCATTGACTTTAAAAGATTTAGCTAGTAGCGATATTAAGGTAGTCCAAGGTCGTATTGATATGATGACTGGTAAACAGTTACCTATCGAAGCAATCGATAACACACCAAGCACTGTAGAGTCGGTGTTGTATGGTGTAAATTCTATTCGTCAACATAAACCAGTTGATATTAACGCGACAGACTTGACAGGTGATGTCCGAAACGAGACAAGTAGTGGAATCAATGCTATTAAACAGAATAGTCCTATTGGCATTTCGGCTCAAAACAATACACAAGGAACTGTTAACCAGGTACAAAGTGGGGTTGATTCTATTCGTGACAAAACTGTAACCATTAACGCCCAAGACAACGCTTCGGGTGTACTTTCAGGGATTCGAAGCTGGATCAATAGTGTAACAGGTAACTTCTTTACAAATATTTTTGCAAGCAGACACGCCCGCGGGACCAACTACCACCCTGGTGGTCTTGCTATCGTCAATGACCAAAGGAACAGCAACTACAAAGAAATGGTTACCCTGCCAGATGGTAGGAGCTTCATTCCTCAAGGTAGAGATGTTCTGCTCCCTCTTCCAAAAGGTTCGAAAGTCTTGAGAGCTGACAAGACTAGACGTTTGATGCGTGAGATGGGGATTCCCAAATACGCGACAGGGGTTGGTATTCCTAGCGATGCGAAATTCCTCCGTGAAATGGAAGAAGCGCAGCGTAATATTACAATTCAGACTACAAGTGTTCAAAATGGTCAGGATACAGAAAAAGTCGTTGCTGAGATGAGAATTCTGAGGGCAAGTTTAGAAAAATTGCTTATTGCTATCCTCAACAAGGATACAAACGCTTATATGGATAGCTCTGTGGTGACGGATATTATAACCAAGAAGCAGAGAGAGCGAAAAAGAATGACACTAAGAATGAAAGGAGTACTTGAATGAGTGAAGTGACAATGCGTTTCAATAAAACTGATTTTCGAGAGCTTATTGAAATCCATGACATCCAACGAGATATCGGGAACAATCGCTCTATCTCTACCGACCAAGCACCAAGAATCGGAGTCAATATTCAGCAACAAACCATTGATGCAAAATATATCAAGGTAGATTTTTCGATCTGGTCCAAAGACAGAAATACCCTCAAGCACAAGCTTGCGGGTATTTTTAATGTTGATAGTCCTAAAGAGCTGACATTTTCAGATGAGCCTGACAAATACTATCTGGTCATGCCGATTGAGAGTATTTCAATGCAAGAAACGAGCGGTCGAAGGTCAACCGGTTCTATAAAATTCATTGTTCCAGACGGCCTAGCACATAGCGCAGCTTATAAGAATTTCAATAGTGATTCAAATGCACAAACTACAACCGATAAAATGGTTTTTGACTTAGTAAACAATGGGACGGTTGAGGCCTTTCCAATTATCAGAGTTAAGCATAATGCTGAAAATGGATATATAGGTCTTGTCAATAATAATACGGCTTTTGAGATGGGAAACCGTGAGGAGGCTGATACTGAACCAGTCAAACGGTCTGAGGTCTTGCTTGATTTTAGAGGCGACAAAATCGCTGATGGCTTTGCTAGAGCAGTGAAAAACAGCTCAGTGACCAATAGCAGATGGGACAATATAACTGGAACATCAGAACTGACCACAGTAGATGGCAAGAAACGTATCAAGTTGAGAGAGCAATTAAGCGGTGTATACAATGAAAATTATGGTACAGGGCTTTCGTGGGAGATACCTGCAGACTCAACAGGTCAGAAAGGCTCACTCAATGATTATCTATTTTGTAAATTGGTCTATCAGCTAGAGTCAATCAATCAATGTGGTTTTATCAAAGTTGCTGTATCTGACACTAGTGGTCAATTTTTGTACGGAGTTGAAACATACAAGAGATATAACGGTCTATATTGCGGTTTTAATGTCTTTGCGACAGATAACGCTGGTGGATATAATTTTTTAAAAACTTTGCTTTTTGACTCTTCTAGCAACAAAAATACAAATCCGTTTGCACTTTCGAAAGGTCAATTTGAACTACAAAGAAACGATGAGAGAGTTCAAGTTTATTACAATGGCTCACACTATGACTTTGCCGTTCCTGAAATCAAAGGCAAAAAATCAGCTAAGATCCATGTTACGATAGGTGCTTTTCGTGGGAAAGCAATCATCCCTCACTTGTATCTCGATGAGTTAATGTATCGTAAGGATTTTGTGCAAGCATCAAGAGACATTCCTAACCGTTATCCTATCGGTTCAAATGTTGTAATCAACAGTGAAGATGATACGGTTTATATTGACGGAATCGCTAAAGTTGGAGAGGTTGTTGATGGCTCAAAATGGCTATCTGTGCCGCCTGGAGAATCTAAACTTGAGATGTATTTTTCAAGTTTTATCAAGAAAAAACCGACCGTGACAATCGAATTTGAAGAAAGGTGGCTCTAATCATGCTTTTAACAATTCATGATGCAAATTTACAAAAGGTTGCTTTTATTGATAACAGCAAGCAAAGCACACTTAATTTTTATAACGATACCTGGACTAGAAGTTTACAAACAGGATCATCCACTTTTGAATTTACTGTATTTAAAAAGGCTATCAAGTCAGACACTCCAACCAAAAAAGCCTATTCTTATCTTAATGAACGGGCGTGGGTATCTTTCAAATATCATGGCAAGAGCTTTATTTTCAATGTTATGCAGGTTGAAGAAGATGAGCAGACAATTAAATGTTATTGTGAAAACCTCAATCTTGAATTGATCAATGAGATAGCCAACCCTTACAAGGCTACAAAGGCTATGAGCTTTGCAGAATATTGTGAGGCTATGGATTTATTAAATTATACCCATCTTTCTATTGGTATCAATGAAGTATCAGATAACAAGCGTACTCTGGAATGGGAGGGGCAAGAAACCAAACTAGCCCGTCTATTAAGCCTTGCCAAACGCTTTGACGCTGAGATTGAGTTTGACACACAGTTAAACGCTGACAGTACAATTAAGAAATTCTCTATCAATGTCTATCATGAAAATGATGACAACCATCAAGGCGTAGGCCGTATCAGAAATGATATACAGTTAAAATACGGTAAAAATATCACTTCTATTACTCGTAAAGTAGATAAGACAGGTATTTTCAATACGATCCGCCCAACTGGTAAAAGACGTGTTAAAAATGGAGCTGGTGAAGAAGTTGAGGAAGTGGTAACTATCCGAGGCCTTGACGATTGGAAAAAGTATAACAAAGACGGTATCTGTGAGTTTTACCAGCGAAACGAGTCGCTTTATGCTCCAATCTCAATGCAACTCTATCCATCAACATTCTCACACGGTACAGCTGATGATCAATGGACCAGAAAAGATTTTAGCTACGACACTGATAATCCAAAAGAACTACGTCGTTTGGCATACAATGAATTGAAAAAACATTGTTATCCAGCAATCACTTATGAAGTCGATGGCTTTGTCGATGTTGAAATCGGCGATACAGTCAAAATTCATGATTCAGGATTCAATCCTTTGCTAGTAGTTCAAGCGCGAGTTACTGAACAGAAAATCAGCTTTTCAAATCCAGCAAGCAACAAAACAGTATTTTCGAACTTTAAAGCCTTTGAAAATCAGTTGTCAGATGGTATTCAAGAGGCGCTTGAGCGCTTGTTTGAGCAGTCTAAACCTTACACAATCAAACTTTCAACTAGTAATGGTAACATTTTTAAAAATCAAACTGGTGAAAGCATTATCACTCCTACACTTTACAAGGGCGGTAAGTTGATAACGGCTGGGGCTTCATGGAGGTGGTCTCTAAATGGGATCGTAACAACTGGTCAGACATACACAGCTAGAGGTAGAGATGTTTCTGGCGTAATCACATTGACTGTTGCAGCTTACATAGACAATGAAGAAGTCGCAGTAGATGAAATCTCTCTAGTAAATGTATCTGATGGTAAGAATGGCCAAAAAGGGGATAAGGGAGATCAAGGTATTCCAGGACCAAAAGGAGACAAAGGTGACCCAGGTAAGGATGGGATTGCTGGTAAGAATGGAGTAGGTTTAAAATCTACCGTCATTGCTTACGCATCGTCTACATCAGGGACTAGCGCTCCTAGTTCTGGATGGACAAGCACTGTTCCAGTGATCCCAGCTGGACAATATCTTTGGACCAAGACAACCTGGAACTATACAGATAACACCTCTGAGACTGGCTACTCAGTAGCTAGGATTGGTAGGGACGGAAATACTGGTAGAGATGGTGTCGCTGGCAAGGATGGCGTTGGTATTAGTTCAACCGTCGTTGTATATGCTGGTTCTACGTCAGGGACTGTTCCACCAGCGAATGGATGGACGGCTCAAATCCCTAGCGTTCCAGCTGGACAATATCTTTGGACCAAGACAACCTGGAGCTATACAGATAAAACATCAGAAACAGGTTTTTCTGTGGCAAAAATGGGTGAAACTGGTCAAAAAGGGGCTAAAGGAGATACCGGACCAAAAGGCGACAGAGGAGAAAAAGGAGAAAAGGGAGACCGGGGCTTACAAGGCCTACAAGGCTTGCAAGGAGTCAAAGGTGACCAAGGTATTCCAGGCCCTAAGGGAGTTGACGGCCGTACACAGTACACGCATATCGCTTATGCTGATAGTGCTACTGGTGGAGGCTTCAGCCAGACAAACGCAGATAAGGCTTATGTCGGGGTGTATGTTGACTTTAATCCAACAGATAGCAGAAATCCTACTGACTATCGCTGGACGAGATGGAAAGGTCGTGATGGAGCCGATGGACTACCAGGCAAGGCCGGAGCAGATGGAAGAACGCCTTATGTTCACTTTGCGTATTCTGACAATGCCGATGGTTCTGGTTTGACAATGACAGATAACGGACAGCGTTATTTTGGTCATTATTCAGATTATGAGAAACCTGACAGCTCAGATAAAACCAAGTACAAATGGGCTGATCGTTGGGCTAAAGTTGAGGTTGGTGGAAGGAATCTCTTTCTTAATTCACTATTCAAACGTAGTCTAAGAGAGCGATACTCAACTTACCTTTTATCTGACGGGCGGGATCAAACACAGGGACAACTTGCTTTGAGTATCGATACAAATGAGAAATTCAAAGGAGCTAACACCCTTAAAATTGTATCGACGTTCAACGGGAAGCCGAACAATCAGAAAGTTACTTTTAGAACTGGCGGAGATATGCGCTTGAATACAGCAGATGAAATGCGTAATAGATCTGTGCGTTTCAGTTTTTGGGCAAAGTCTACTGTCAATAACACGAATTTTCAAGCTAGAGCAGGATATCGGAACACCATTGAAGGTGTCTCGTTGACCACCGATTGGAAATTCTATGATATTCAGTTAACAAAAAGCGAGAATTCAAATGCAAGTAATGAAGTAATCATGCATGTATTCACCGCTGCGACTGTTTGGATTGCCTTTCCAAAAGTAGAGGTAGGAACAGTCTCTACAGACTTTTCAGAAGCTCCCGAAGATGTTCAGAGGGATATAGACTCTAAAGCTGACCAAGTCCTTACTCAGGAGCAACTGAACGCTCTAAATGAGAAAGCTGGAATTATCCAGGCTGAGCTTGAGGCCAAGGCTAGCGCTGATGACTTAGATAACTGGATTAAAGCTTACAAGGACTTTGTCAAGTTCAACGAGACAGCAAGGGCGCAAGCTGAGAAAGATTTGATTGCAGCTAGTCAGCGTGTGTCAAACATTGCAAAAGACTTTGGAGAATTGTCTGACCGCTGGAATTTCATAGATAGCTATATGAGCTCATCTAATGAGGGTCTTGTCATTGGTAAGAATGACGGTAGCTCTAGCATGATGTTCAACCCTAACGGCCGTATCTCAATGTTTAGCGCTGGTGTAGAGGTTATGTATATCTCTCAAGGTGTAATCCACATCGAGAACGGGATTTTCTCTAAAACTATCCAAATTGGACGATTTAGGGAAGAGCAGTATCACATTAACCCTGACATGAATGTCATTCGTTATGTAGGATAGAAAGGAGCAAAATGCCTAGATTTAGTAATTCAAGTAACAGCTTATATTTGAATGTGTATATTGATGAAGTTTCAACAGACATTTCAGCTAACACATCAACCATCAACTGGCAGTTGACAGTTAGTCGCTATACGTACTATCACACATTCAATAAACAGGGAGACAGCACGTTGTCTCTAACTTTAGACGGCCAAAATGTGCACTCTAGCAATCCAGTTTGGGAAGTCTGGGACGGCGAGGTCACTCTCGCTAGTGGTTCAAGCACAATCTCACATAACTCAGATGGTCGAAAGACACTGCCTTTCTCATGTACTTTCAACCCTAACAATGGTTTACATGGAACTATCACAGTTTCAGGAAATCTCAGTCTGACTGCTATCCCACGTTCAAGTTCTGTAAGCGTGAGCGCTGGAGTTATTGGTAGTTCGGTTACTATCAACATCAACCGTCAAAGCTCCAGTTTTAAGCATACAGTGCGGTATGCTTGGGCTGGAAAGTCCGGGACGATTGCAAGTAATGTAGACACATCCGTTACATGGTCAATCCCTCTTGACTTTGCCAATGACATCCCAAACTCAGCAAGCGGAACAGGGACTATCTACGTTGATACGTATTCAGGTAACACTAAGACAGGCACACAGTCAACCACATTCACGGCAAGCGTGCCAGCTAATGTCAAACCTACTTTCACAGGCGTTACACTGTCAGACTTGAACGGTGCTGCACAAAATCTCATTTCAAACTCTGACACATTTATTCAGATCATCTCTAACATCAAGGTAGTGTTTAATGGTGCGGTCGGATCCTACGGCTCAACCATTACAGGATATCGTGCTGAGATTGTAGGCAAAAACCAAGCAACCAGCTCAAACGGTGGCAGCCTTGGCATTATGAACTATCACGGCACAATCAAAATCAGAGCAAGCGTCTCTGATAGCCGTGGACGTTGGTCTGATACTAGAGAGGTATCTGTCACAGTGCTTGAGTATTTTGCTCCAGCATTGAGCTTTAGCATTGCAAGAACAGGCTCAACCTCTAGCACCTTGACCGCTACGAGAAATGCCAAGATAGCGCCTCTGACGGTTGCAGGAAGTCAGAAAAACACAATGTCGCTGACTTTCAAGGTTGCTCGGCTTGGGACTACTAGCTTTCAAGCGGATACAGGACCAGCTACTGGATCCTGGACAAGTATCTCAAACCTAGTCAACTCTCA